CAAGCGATTGTTTTGGGGAATCCAAGCGATATTTTAGACCCGCTCGGAATTGCTGCTGAACCAAAGGACGGATGGAGCAGCCATCTTGAGCCAAGCAAAACCGAGGTTTGGGACACCAAGTTTTATAACGGTCGTTGCATCAACCTCGTGGGAACCGATAGTCCTAATTTTGATTTTCCTGAATTAAAAAACGAAAAATATCCCTATCTCGTAAGCCAGAAGAAAATCAACGAGACAATTTCCGCGTTTACCAAGGACAGCTACGAGTATTTCAGCCAATGCGTAGGCGTGATGAAGATTTCACAGTTGGCGCGGCGTGTCCTGACTCGTGACCTGTGCGTTCAATTTCATGTTTCCGACAAGGCGGTTTGGGCTGGTGAACAACGGACAATCATCGGGGCGACGGACGCAAGTTATGGCGGGGATCGGTGCGTTGGCGGTCATGCTGAATTTGGAAAATGCTCGGATGAAAAACAGCGGCTCATGTTTTATCCGCACCACATTGTTCCAGTCACGGTTGGCGGTGAAATCCCAATGGCGGCGGAAGATTCGATTTCAATTCATCAAAAGGCTTACAGCGAATCAAACGGAGTGCTGCCCGAAAATTACTTTCACGACTCAACGGGTCGCGGCTCCCTCGGAACCTCGCTTTCAAGAATCTGGTCATCGGCCTGCAATCCGGTGGAATTTGGCGGCGCACCAACAAAGCGGCCAGTCACGAATGACACCTACATCAACGATCCAAAGACCGGCGAGCGAAGATTGCAACGATGCAACGAGAAATACTCAAAGCTCGTTACTGAACTTTGGTGGTCAATGCGGCTGGCAATCGAGGCCGACCAGATTCGGGGTCTGTCACAGGAAGTCATTGATGAATTTTGCATGAGGGAATGGGACAGGGTTGCCGGTGACAGGATTGAAGTCGAATCCAAGATTGATATGAAAAAGCGCACCCGAAAAAGCCCCGACTTGGCGGATTGGGCCGTGATTATCTTGGAGGGAGCAAGGCGGCGAGGGTTTCAAATAGCTAAACTTTCCAACCTTGAGGAAACAAATTCACTCACAAACCGATGGCTCGAAGATTTGTCAGAAAAACGGTTCAAGTGGCATCGCTCGAAGTCGGTTCAGATTCGTTAGCATCTTCCATTTCCTGAACCGCCTTGTCCAGCGCGTCAGATTCGCAATGCAATCCCTGTCCGGTTACTTTTTCGGACATTTCCTTTGCCATTTTACAGGCTTCTTCCGGCGTGTCGCCAAGGCCAACCACGCTGGCTATTTCAGATGCCCTTGTTTCGTCCGGTATGCACCAATCAACCTTGTCGTGGCGAAGATGGTTGAAAATCTTTATGAACGGCCTGACCTCATCTGGAAATTGAATCGCCAGCGGATGACTTTCAGCCCATTCAGATGCCAGAATTATCTGCGCGACATATTTGGCTGACGACTCGGCATGAACCAATTTTCCTTCTGCGCCATACCATAGAATTTCAGGCAGGTTATCGAAAGACTGACAGAATGTTTCACCCGCTGGCGAGGCGTGGCGGGCGGTAATATCAATCACGGCCCCATTTCTCAATTCCGTTGACCAGAATTGACGGTAGCCGTCCATGTGATACGAAAGCTCGGTGTTCGCTTCTTTGACCTCATCCGGCAAATCGTCGTAATCAACCAGCTTTCCAAAATACGCCTTGTTTTTTATCTCATATCCAAAAAACGATTTATCAGGGAACTCGCCGTCAATGCAATAACCGTCGTAGCCGACTTCTTTTGCATCGGGAATGTCCTCCTCGACAATGTAATCAATCATTTCCATTATGGGGCCGTAGCTGGAATCCAACGCATCCAGCTTTCCCTTGACTTGGGTGTAATTCAACGATTGAAATGTTTCAGACATTCCCCGAAATGCTGAAATCTTCACAAAAACATTTTCATGCTCTTGAAGATAAACCCGAAGATTGGTCATTCCGTGAATCTGTTCAGACGAATTTGATTTCAGCCCGATTGACTTGATTAGCTCCTTGGTTTTCCACCGGGATTGCTCAAGGTCGGATTTGAAGCCAGCACCCCACACCCTACGGCCAATTGATCGAAGATATTCAATCGTGTCGGATTGCCAAACATCAGGAAAAACAATCAGGTCGTATTTCATGAATGGAATTGAGCCGTCCTCGTCCTTCCAGAAGTATTTCAACCGACCAACTCCAAACTCCTCAAGCCCACAACCGACTGCCAGTTCGCTTCCATTGCAAAATCCGTCCTGCCATTCTCTGAAATAATCAACCTCGGCAAACTGTTTTGTGTCCGCTAGTCGCAACGCCAAGCTGACGAAAAGGCCACCAGCATCGTAAATAAGAACACGCTTGTCGGATAATTCACTCACGGCAAAGAGTTGATTGCTTCTTCGTAATCCGACCATTTCACACCAAGCGCAGCCGCCATGATTCGTTCCATTCCGGTGGCGATGCAATGCTCGTTCTGATACGGCGCAAAACGATTGTCGCCGGGTTCGCTGGTGTTAATGCCAACCGAATTAGCCCGATGTTTTTCAAACTCAATGTCGAACTCGTCAACTGATTCTGTGGTGATGCCGCGCTTCTTGCAAAGATGCTGCTCGATCATTTCGTGCAGGGCTATAAGAAATTCGTAATCGTCATTCTTCATGTCGGAAACGCGGATGCGAAGCGTGCCGTCTGGATCGTTTCGCCAGTCACCGACCGTTTCGTAAACTTGAGACTTGTGCGGAATGGTTTCGATTAAAGTTCTCATTCACCCTCCTGCAATGGCGACGAAGATTTCTTGACGGCGTTTTGGAACGATTCGGCAACCGCCTTGGCGTTGTCGCGCTTGATGGCTGCTCTGGTCTGAATATCCTTGCGCTGCTCGCCCTTGGCAAAGGAAACATCCTTCTGCTTCAATTTCTGTGCCGCCGTTGCCTCGGAAATCCTGGACTTGGACTGCGCCTTGATTAAATCCTTGGCAACCTCGCCATCCTGACCGCCTTGCGCCTGCTGCTTCTTGGCGGCTTCGGCCTGCCGTTGAGCGAAAGCCTTGACCAGATTCATCAGCTTGCCAAGCATATCGCCGAATTTCTTGACGTTCTGTTTTTCATTGGGGTCTTGGGCCAGCAGTTGAATGTGCTTGGCCGTGAACTGCTCGGCCAGTTGCAGGCCCACAACCTGCATGGGTGTTCCAACGCCTCCGGTT